GCACAGCGCCGCAGAGTGGGATGCCGCCCCTGGCTGGCGGCTCCACATCACTCCGGGACCGAGACCGAACGAGAAGCGGTCCGAGTGATATCCGAGTTCGAGACTGACGAGCCCGGTCATGTCCGGGAGGGTGAGTCCCGTGATGATGCCTTTGCCTACAAGGTCAACGGCCCATCCTTTGAACGGCGTGGGCTTCAGGATCTCCTTCTGTGGCCATGAGAAGTCCATGGTCTGGACGGCCGCTCCCACTCCGGAGATCTGGATCTTGTACGCCAGTCCGGAGGGCAGGGAGTCCTGGTAGGTCTTGACTTCCGGGCGGACCTGGACGGTCGCGGAGTCCTCCGGCGACGGCTGCAGGTCACGTTTGCGAATTGTGACGGAGGGGATACTGGGAGGCGCGCTCTTGACCTCGGCCAGAGCCGGGCTGGCGATGTACTGCGTCCTGAAGACAGTGACAGTGTCGGGTGGGGCTGGGTTTGCCCTGGTCCATGCCCGATGCGTGAGTACTCCGCCGCCGAAGGCCATGGCCAGAAGCAGGAGCGCGATGAGGGTGAAGGATAGGTATTTATTCATTTTTATCCTGTTTTGTTTCGTTAATTGCCGTATCAAGGTCTTCCCCTGTCGCTTCCTTGAACTTGTTGTTCATGAGCCTCCTGACGATCCTGAAGATCGGGTGCTGTGACAGCGCTGAGGCGTTCTCGAGAAAGCTCCAGAACTCCGTGCCACAGACGAAGGCGGTGAAGAAGTGGGCGAGGTGGAGCTGCTTGCCGACAGCGGGGAGGAGGACTATCGCATCGAGCAGGTGCGCCATGACTATCCCCGTGAGGGCGAAGACCGTCTTGTAGATGGTCCGCCACATCTTCTTGCTGCAGAAGCCCTCGCCCCTGTGCCAGCTTGCCATGAGCCCGGTGATGAAGTCCACAGTGATGAAGATGACGAGGACTATCGCCAGAGGGCGGAGTGGGAGAAGCGGTCCGAGTATCGAGAAGACGGCGCCGCTGAGCCATTTGGTCGACGAGGTGGTGCCTGTCGTAGTGTCGAGTGGTATCATAGTCTTGCAGTATTAGGTGATGCGAAAATAGCCCAGCCGGCGCAATTTCTATAGGACGGCCAGACGCGGATCCGCGAGGATCTCCTTGGCCACTCTCTTCGCCATGGTGCGCCATGCCTGCATATCCTGGAACTCCTTCGCGATGTCGGCGTCAGAAGGGTCTGCGAGGTAGTTGTTCACTATGGCCTGCATCTGGTCGGACGGATACTTCTGGGTGATGATCTGGCTGACTATGCCGGGATAGTCAGCGGTTCCCGGGCGGAGTTGCAGTTCCATGTAGGCGAAGCCTTCCTCTGCCTTTTCTATGTCGTACGCGATGGTGACGATGCGCTGGCGCAGACGGTTGTACGAGATGGTGAGCGCTGACGGCTCTGAGATGCTTGTCTTCTTCATAAGTAATGGATTTTGTAAGGGTTGATAGTTTGTAAGATTTCCGGATCTTGACGACCTGCAGGTTTGTGATGTAGCAGATCTTCCAGAATGAAACACAGTTTGAAAATAGTTTCAGTTTCAGGTTTCTCGAGGCGGTATGCTTCACGATGCCGAGGTAGGAGTTGAGCCCGGCGACCAGATGTTCCAGTCGCTCCGCCCGGCTCATGGTGATACCATGCCGGAGGATGGCACTGCAGTATCTCTCGGTCTGGGCGATCTTCTGCTTCATGCTGTTGACGGTTCGGTTCGACACGTAGATCCTGCCGGGCTTGATGACACTGCTGACGACCGGGATGCCCTTGTTCGCTTCCTGGATGTAGACCTTGTCAGGATGGAGGTCGAGGTCGAGTTCCTTCTTCAGGAAGATCCTGATGAAGTTTATCGTCTCAAGTATGTCTTCCTTCCTTCTGGCCACGAGGGTCATGTCGTCCACGAACCGGACGTACTTGCCGCGGAAGCGGGCGATCAGGTGAAGGACGAACTCGTCCAGGAACGAAAGGAAGAAGGCGCAGAACAGCTGCGAGGTGATGTTGCCGATAGGCATGCCGACGTCGTCCGGCAGGTTGAAGCGGCTCTTCTTCGGGTTGAGATGCTCCCACAGGTCGAGCCGGCCCCGCCTCTCGCAGTCCTTCTCAGGCACGTGCATGAGTGTGACCTTCGTGAGCCACTTGAGCGTCTCCTTGTCGGCCCCTTCGTAGAAGTTGTCGATGAGCCATTCCAGCTTATCCCAGAGGATGGCCTTGGAGATGCTGTTGAAGCATGACCTGATATCGATTTTTGCGACCCATGTCTCGAGGGTGTAGCCCTCTGAAACTTCGACTATTTCGTCGCGGATCCTATGAACTGCCGCGAGGGTTCCGAAGCCGACGCGACAGTTGTAGGATACGTTCCCCATCGCCCAGAATCGGGCCTCGAAGAGCGGGTTCAGTCTGATGCAGATCCAGTGCTGCACGATCCTGTCGCGGAAATGAGCGGCGAAGATCTCGCGCAGTACTGGCCACGCCACGACGAAGCAGACGCTCGTGATGGGTTTGTATGTTCGCAGTTCGACCTCTTCGGCCAGTTGCGGAAGATCGTCTTCCGCAATAAGCCGGTAGAGGACGCACTGTAAGGATGTCATCTTATGGCGGCAGCAGTCCTCGAACGCTTCCGTCCATCCTTTCATGATCTCATGACCAAGTGCGGCGACCGGCCGGACGATGTAACTGTTGTACCGGTTGTTGTTGTTCGTGTTGCCCGACCCGAAGTTCACGTACCAAGCGTTGAACCGCGAGTTCTCCAGCGACGACCAGTGGTTGTCCGCGGACAAAGCGCCGTCTGTTGATATAACTAAGCCCAGGGGCCCAGTGCGGCGTCCATTTAATTCTATGAGATCGAGGTAGGTCATGATCGCAATCACTCCCTATGATCGGAGCCTCGTGAAGAGACTGTCCCAGCGTTGCTTGCTCTCCAGCGCCCCACCTCGGCCGATATCGGCCGAAGTAGTTCGATAAACGTGGTATATTGGTCTTGCGTGAGGACCCTCGGTTCTCGCTGTATCGACATAGTTCTGAAGATCCTGACGATGGTCTTCAGATCTGTCATGCGAACGATCAAGGCGTCGATATATTGAAGACGAAGAGTACCGCGTTCGGCCTTCAAGGCGAACGTGGCCAGATCCAGACTGTCAGTCAGATCGGCCAGCGCCTTCCGGCCCAGCTCCTGGCAGGATAGGGATTTGGGCAGCCGGTCCAGGACCGGCATGACCCAAACGAGAAGAAGTTCGATTTTTCTGTATACAGAACCCTGTGCCATAAGATGACGTTGTTTGCTGTTCTATCAGCCTGAGGGCGTCGAAGCCCTCAGGCAAAACACAAATTAAAATGCGGCGACCGGCCGGACGACGTAACTGTAGTACCGGGTGTTGCTGCCCGTGTAGCCCGACCCGAAGTGCACGTACCAAGCGCCGAACCGCGAGTACTCCAGCGACGACCAGTGGTAGTCCGCGGTGAACCTGCTGAAGACTCCGGCGACGACCGCCTTGGTGAAGATCGCGAAGTCCGCGCCGTCGTATCCCTTGCTGTGGTACCAGTAGAGACGGGCGAGTTCACCTGCAGACGGGAGCCACCAGTTGCCGGCCTTGAACCTGTCGGCCAGGGTTTCCCCTGCACGGGTGACAGTAGGCTCGTAGGCGTGAGCGCGTGACGCGGCCGGGAAGTAGAACTGGCTGTACTTCGACTCTCCGTTGTTCTCGAGCATGATCTTGTCGATGAGCGCCTCCAGGTTCTCGGCTTCCGTCTCCGTGGCTGATGCTGCAGGGATGTCCAGACCGAGTTCCGAGAGCACAGTGTCGCGGTGGTCGATGAGGATGAGCGTGTAGTAGAGACCGTACGGTATCCTGTCGCCAGTCTTCCATCCGTGGAAGTCCTGCTTCAGGGTGAAATATCCGAGAGTGTCCTGGGCGGATCCTGCCGGCATTACCCTGAAGCCGTCCACACCGTTCTCGGACTCGTCGCGGTAGGTGGCGTCGCTGATGTAGTTGGTGCTTCCGCCTTCCGCTGTGGCCAGGATTCCTTGCGTGGTGTTGTTGGCCATCGGCGTATCGTAGGCGTCGTATCCGGACTCGAGAACGACGTCCGGCACCTCGTACGACTCGCTGACATCCGCATGCGCAGGGAAGAGCCCCCAGATGGAGTAGTTCTTCGGGGCGTTCTTGGTGGATACCATCAGGCGCAGGCCTGTCGTCTTGTCTACGAAGAAGCAGACGCCGATGACTGTCCTGGTACCGTCATTTTCGTCGGACCAGTCTCCGTCAGCGAAGACCATGTCACCGACCCTTGCGGAGCGGTTGTACAACTTCAGGATCTTCTGAGCCGTGACAGTCGAGCCGTCGAGCAGATGGATCCGGCAGGTGAGGGTCGCGGTCGGTCCGCTGCCGTCCTCGAGTTCGTTGCCGAGCGCCTTGAGAGAGACGAGTCCGGAGTCAGGATCCACGCTTGCGTAGATGTTGCTGCTGATCTCCCACGATATGCCTGTGAAGTTATTGCCGTAGGTTGTCGAGATACCTCCGGCTGTCGCTGGCTTGACGCTGAAATCATAGTTCCCGATGGAGCGGAGGATGTCCGGACCGAAGATGAGGGCGTTGGTGACTTCGCGCAGCGGGTAGGTCACGAGCAGACCGTCCGCCCCGGTGTCCACGTTGCCCCACTTCTCGAGCATCCTGATTTTCATCTCGAAGGTCACGGCCGAGGTCGTTCCTGAGACCTGGATGGATCCGGTGACTGTGGACGATGCGATATTGGCCAGCCACTCCAGGACAGACGCCTGCATATTCTCCCATGCGATGCCGACGGCCGAGAAGATGGAGATCGGAGCGCGTGACGTGTAGCAGGTGTTCAGGAAGGCGAGGGTATCAAAGGATCCGTGGTTCTCAAGGAACTGCAGCTGCGTGAGGTAGCTGCAGTCCTGAAGGGTCAGGTCTGCCAGGTTGCGGGTGTTCTTGAGTGTCAGTTCTGCGAGGTTGCCGTTCAGGTGTGCGGACAGGAGCGTCTCCGTCTCCGGAAGCACTACGCCCACGAAGCCGGTGTCGCGGATGTCCACGCTCTCGAGACGGGTCTGGGCTGTGAGGCTGAGCTCGCCTCCGATGAGGGCGCAGCCCTTGACCGAGAAGCGTCGGAGGTGTGGAGCCGTCACCAGAAGCGACGACGGGCGGAACTGGGCTTCCTTTCCTTCTGCAGGCTCTGCGATGAACTCCGTGAGACGCTCTCCGGAGACAGTGAACGAGTAGGAAGGATTGACCGAGAGGTCGGCCACGTTGCCGATGCTGCTCATGTAGTTGATGCCGGACAGTTTGCACGAGGTGTCTCCGACGATGGTGCCGATGTTGAAGTCGTAGCCCTCATCCCCGTATGGCTGGCCTGCAGCGTCCACGAGACGCCCGCCAGGGGCGAGCCTGATGTGAGGGTTCACGAGGGACTGGCCGGTCGCTCCGGTAGGATAGAGCCACTGGTGGTTCTTGATCTTCAGGACCATCGGTGCATCGCCTCCGTCCGTGGTCTTCATGCCTCGGATGGAGAGGGCACCTGTGGCGCTTCCTGCGTCAAATTCTCCGTACGCCGCGAATGATGACAGGTATATCATGCGGCGCTTGATGTACTGGCGTTCGCTCTCCAGCTGTGATCCGAGCGACTGGGTGATCGGATTGATACCTGACGGCGCGGCGAATTCGCCCTTCGCTACGGCGAGCTGGGCGGTCTCGTAGCGGATGCGGGCGGTCTCGTTATAGGCGACGGCCGGGAAGTATTCCTGGATCCAGAAGAAGTACTTCTGGATGCAGCCCTCCGGAGTCTGCGGGATGATGTTGCCGTATTTGTCCTTGGATCCGGCGCCTACAAGGGCGGACATCTCCCCGAGGATGGTCTTCATCATTTGAGGAAGAGCGTCAGCGTATGCCTTCTCGACGAGGTCAAAAAGGACGTTATACTGGCCTTCCCAGTAAGTATTCCCCGCCGCATCGGTGTCATGCTCCTCGAGCCAGTAAGGCTTCAGCTGCCAGCCCGTGTTGTTGGTCTTTAGGATGGTGTCGAGGTCATCAGCGTGCAGGTGTATCTTATGCGTGACAGGATCCAGCGCGTAGTAGGTGTTCTTTGACCTGTTGTCGGTGCCGGCGAGCAGTTTGATGAACATCTGATGGAACTGGAGCGAGCGGACGGAGAAGTAGTCCCCTGCCTTGGCTTTCCTCTCTGTTGCGCGCGCTGCGATGAAGTCGGCGTTCATGTCGGCCCAGAGTGATGTATTGGCTACCGGAGTCTCATCCATGAGGTTCACGCTGCTCCATACCCCGTTCTGCTTGGTAACACCTGCCGGCACCCATTCGAGGATGTCGTTGTTGGAGGCGTCCTTGCCGAGGTAGTCGGTACGGAACAGGTCGAACTGTCTGGCGGTGTCCGAGGACTTCGTCACCCAGTACGCGAGCTTGGTGTTCACAGTCTTGTCTGCCTTCAGGTCCTCGAGGGTTCCGTCGTAGAATGTGATGAGACAGTTCCAGCGGAAGTTCCATTTCCAGGCCGCCTTGTAGTATTCGATGAGATCGTCGTCAGGCACCTCGATCTCTCCGCCTGTGGCGTCCACGTCATCATGGACGCGGCCGAGCTCGAAGTC